CGGCGGTGGCCGTGACCTTCAGAATTACGGCGGGCCGGGCTATTGCGGGAACCTCGCTGTCCTACCTGGCCTAAGCGGTGTACTCGTACTACCAGAACGGAGGGCGTTCGGCCTACGTGGTGCGCATCGCCCCGGCGTCGTCCACGCAGCAGGGCGAAGCCGCCACCGTCGAGGTGAAGGGCGCCGCCGATGCACTCTCGCTCGGCATCGAGGCCGATGGCCGCGGCGCTTGGGGGAACACCCTGGCAGTGCGGGTCCAGCAGCAGGCAACGCTGAGCAGCGGGCGCAAGGTCTTCACCCTCAGCGTGCTGAAGCAGGCGTCGGGATCCACTCCGGCCGAGACGCTGGAGGTCTTCAGCAACCTGTCGATGACCGGCAACGAGGGCACCCGCCCGGCGACGGCCGTTCTCAACGACCCGGTGGCTGGTTCCCGCTACATCGTGGTGACGTCGTTCGACACGGCGACGGATCCCTCCGATGCCTCGACGGCGCTCACGGGTGGCACGGATCTCGGTCTGCCCAACGCGGCGGACTTCTCGTCGCTGATCGTGCAGGACGCCGTGAAGACCATCGAGAACCCGACCATGATCTCCATGGTCCCCTACATGGGGTCGGACGGCACGGTGATCATGCCACCGCCGCAGTCGCTGGGCAGTGCCTTCTCGGTGCGGGGTGACGCCTTCATCGTCTGGGACTCCAACCCGTTGTCGTTGGTGGTAACAGATCACGCCACCGACACGCTCAATCGCGCTGCCCAGATCGGCACGGGTGACTCCTACTCGGCCATCTACTCCCCGTGGATCATCGTCCCCGACCCGGCGCTGCCGGGCGGCACGGTGGCGATCCCGCCCTCGGGCGCCGTGCTCGGCATGATGGCTCGCCTGGAAGCGACCGTGGGCATCTGGAAGGCTCCGGCGGGCATCCAGGCGGTGCTCTCCAACGCCATCCAGACCGAGTTGAAGTACGCCGAGTCGGACCAGGGGCGGCTCAACTACAACAACGTCAACGTGATCCGGTCCACGCCTGGTTCCGGCATCTGCGTGATGGGTGCCCGCACCCGGAAGTTGTACGGCCCCGACCGCTTCGTGTCGAACCGCCGCATGATCATCTACTTGAAGGAGCGTTTGCGGCTCTCGACCCAGTTCGCTGTGTTCGAGAACAACGACCAGCGGCTGTGGTCGGCACTGCGGAACGTCGCGGTGCGAGTCCTCAACCCGATCTGGGACCAGGGTGGCCTGCGAGGGGCGAACGCCTCAGAGGCGTACTACGTGCGGTGTGATGCCACCATCAACACACCCACCGTCATCCAGTCCGGCGAGGTGCGAATGGAGATCGGGGTTGCTCTTCAGTACCCGGCCGAGTTCGTCATCATCCGGATCAGCCAGTTCGAGGCGGGCACCTCATCGGTGTCCGAGATCGTGTCCTGAGGAGGGAACGTGCCGCGTCTTGTCGCATCCGATCCCCTGCGGAACTTCAAGTTCATCGTCCAGATGGACGGGGCCGTTCTGCCTGGAGGTATCAACACCATCGTGATGGGGTTCACCAACGTCACGGGCATCAACATGAACACCGACATGGTCCCGTACCGTGAGGGTGGATACAACACCGCCTTCCACAAGTTGCCGGGCCAGACCGACTTCGCCCCGCTCACCCTGGTGCAGGGCATCTTCGCTGACCGGCCACAGATGTGGAACATGGCCAAGAAGATGTTCTCCGTCCAGATCGGGCAGGGCACCCTCGGTGTCGACGCCGACTTCCGGTTCGAGACCACGATCCGGGTGCTCAGCCACCCGGTGACCCAACTGTCCACCATCCGTGGTGATGCCGACAACAACCCGACCAATGCACCGGCCGGGGGACAGTTGGTCTCAGCCACGTGGGACGACACTGCTCGCCTGGCGTTCAAGTTCTTCAACTGCTGGGTCGGCTCGGTGTCGTTCAACGACCTCGACGCCGGAGGCAACCAGCCGCTGGTGAGCCAGATGACGCTGCACCATGAGGGCTTCGACGTCCTCTACGGCGCAGCGGCTGTTGCTGGCTGATTTGACAACACGAACGGAGCAAGAGATGAGCGACTGGCACAACCCGCCAGCGACTACGACGGCCGACCTGGAGAAGGCGAAGCAGGCCATCGCTGGGGAGGCTCCGATCATGGAGCCTCCCCCGGCGGGCGACGTGACCCTGTTCAAGGGGCTGTTCCACGAGGGGCGCTTCCAGCGCGATGCCGAGGTGAAGGAACTGACCGGCGCCGACGAGGAGGCCATCGCCCGGGCCGTGGCTGGCAACCAGGAGATTGGTTCCTACTACAACGCTGTGCTCGTGCAGGGCGTGGTCCGGATCGGTGGCGTGTACTTCGCCAAGTACACGCCCGAGGAGTGCCGGATCATGCTCGACTCCCTCCTGCTGGGGGACAAGGAGTTGTTGTTCGTCAACGTCCTGAAGGTGACCTACGGCGACGAGCGGACCATCGTGGTGACCTGCCCCTCGTGCGGCAAGAACAATGATGTCATATACACCCTGTCCGATGATGTGAAGATGCGCTCGTTGGATTCGGACGCCGACGAGTACGTCTTCACCCTGCGTGATGGGACCCGGCTCGACTACCGCTTGTTCACTGGCGCAGACCAAGCGGAGTCCGTTCGGCGGCGCAACATCACGACCGCCGAGCAGAACACCATCCTTCTGAGCCGGGCCATCACGCAGGTGGGTGGACGCCCACTGCCGGACTCGTTCTCCTTCGCCCGGGACATGGGCGCGTCGGACCGCCGGAGGCTGCTGGAGGAGATCCAGTCGAAGCAGCCCGGCCCGTACTTCGAGGAGGTGAAGTTGCCCTGTGCGTCTTGCGGAGAGCCCGCTGTCTTCAAGCCGACCTGGGCCGATCTTCTATAGGCCCAACGTGGGCCTGCTGTACATCCACTTCGACTTCATCTCCCGGCACTACCCCGGGTGGAACCTGACGGAGATCAAGGGCATGACCGAGCGAGAGCGCCGCCACTGGGTTGACAGCATCAAGTGGCGCAACGAGAGGCAGATGCTGAATGCCTGACGAGCCGAACTTCAACGCTGTCTTCTCAGCGCAGCCTTCTCGCGGTCGCATCGCCACGGCGTTGTTCGGTCGGGCTCGGCCGATGACTGGCACGGTGTCGGCCTCGATGAAGATCGAGGTGCCCGGTCTGAAGGAGTTCCGCTCCGAGTTGCAGGGCATCCGAGCGCTGCTCCAGGGCATGCGCACCGACATGGAGCGACTGGGCTACCAGGCCGGTGGCTTCGGTCGTCAGATGCAGAGTGCCGCCACCACCATGCGCTCAGGTGGGGCACAAGGAGCCATCGGCGGTGGTGGCGGAAGCATGATGGCATATTCACAGCCAAACCCTGGTGGGTCGCCGGGTGGTGGCTGGGGCATGGCCAACCGGGTCATGGCAGGCATGCCAGGCGGCTTCGGTCCGGGCTGGAACTTCGGAACTTCGATGGCACGGATGGCTGGGCTCGGCGGTGTGGCGATGGGAGGTGTTGCTGCCGGTGCAGCGCTCATCGGTGGAGCCGCTGTCTTCGGAGCAGATCGGTTCACGGAGACACGGGACATCGGGTTGCAGATCAACCAGACGGCGGGGCGTTTGGCACTGGCCAACAGGCAACAGATTACTGGTGTCTATGGAACCATGGCGGGCAATCCCATCCTGGGAACGCCGCAGGAGCGGTATGGTGCTGTCAATACACTGATGAACGTCGGTTTGGGAGCGGGTCAGCAAGGAGCAATCGCTTCTCAGGACATCAAGAATCTCCAAGTCTTGCTTCCATCAACACCGGCTGATCAGATCGCTCAGGCATATGCTGGGTACTTCGGCAACGTCCAAGGACGGAAGTTCGCCCAGATGACGATGGGCTTCACGCCATACACGCGGGGCGGCGTGCAGAAGCCCATCTTCCAGCAGTTCAATGAAGTCCTGCGGATGATGGAGAAGGGCGCTGGCAAGAAGTTCAGCGTCGAGGATCTGAACCTCCAGCAGCAGCCGGGCTCGCAGTTGACGTCACAACTAGCCAACATCGGCTGGGGACCTGAGTTGACGACATCATTCTTCGAGTACGCCCGAGGCAAGGCCGCTTGGGACGCCAAGGGGCAGGGAGGTGCTTTCGAGGCCACCGAGAAGCAGATGGAAACCCTCCGTGGCCCGTCACAGGCGCTGGAGCGAGCAACATCGGTGACAGCGGAAGCACAGATGAACGAGAAGTTGATCAGCACCATCGATGATGCCTTCCGGCAGCAGGAAGATCTCAACAAGGCGCTCACCAAGGCCATCGAGCACTTCGATCGGACGATGGAGGACGTCATCCGTGCAGCCGGGAACCTGCCTGCGGGTGGTGAGAAGGCAGCAGCAACGATCGGTGCGGTTGGTGTAACCGTCAACAAAGGTCTCTATGGGATGTACACAGGCACGGATGTCCTGGGGATCGAGAAGACCGAGGAAGAGCATGCACCCGGATGGTTCAAGAACCGGCCCTGGTGGCTCGGCGGGGACAAGAGCAAGGCGCCCGACTGGGCCAAGTGGCTCACAGGTGACCCTGGTGGTTCCACATCACATCTCACACCGGATCTCCGCAGCCGTGTGGATGCCCTGCTCGGTGCCGATCCTGGGCTGCGCATCAACTCGGCCTACCGCTCGACGGTTGACCAGGCCAAGTTGTATGCAACAGGGAACCCCAACGCTGCTCGTCCAGGGAAGTCCAAGCACGCCCACGGACGAGCGGTGGACATCGGTGGAAGTGATCAGGCCATGGCGTGGATGCAGCAGCATGCAGCCAAGTTCGGGTTGGAGACGGCCTCCCGCTTCGGTGAGCCGTGGCACATCCAGTTGGCGGGCTCGACCTTCGTCGGTGACGCCCAGGCCGACCGTGAGCGCGAGACCTTCCTGCGCAACGTCTCCTTGCAGTGGATCATGACGGCGAAGGCGTCGGGCTCGGGCACCGCCACGGGTGCTGGGGGCACTGGCGCCTCCTCAGTGACCCCCAGTGGTGAGACTGGAGCACTGACCGTTGAGCAGATGCTTCAGTACGCCTACAACGCCGGGTTCCGTGGTGATGATCTGATCACGGCTGTTTCCATCGCCAACCGGGAGTCGAGTTGGAACACCGGGGCCAAGAACATGGACGTTGGTACTGGTGACAACTCGTACGGGCTGTGGCAGATCAACATGTTGGGCTCGATGGGTGAGAAGCGGTTGCAGCAGTTCGGGATTTCCTCGGCTCGGGATCTGCTTGATCCTGCTGTCAACGCAGCGGCGGCGTTCTCGTTGTATCAACAGTCGGGCAACCAGTTCACCCCGTGGGGTGGCTACAAGGGGATGGCCAACACCTACAACGTCAACCCCGGGGTGTTCGACCAGGCTCGCTCGGCAGCGAAGGCGCTGGGCTACATCGGTGACGTCGGTGTCGGAGGCATCGTCGGTGGTGCCGGAATCACGTTCCACAACAACTTCCAGATCAATGTCGGAGGTGGCGGTGGCGGTACATCTGCGCCAGGGCTGGAGGACAGCCTGAAGCGAGCGGCGATGAAGATGGAAGCACAGGTCCGCCGGGCCGTGTCGAGGAGATCCTGATGGGCAGCGAGTTCACGCACGGCATCCGCATCCCGCCCTTCCAGGACTACGGGACGTTCATGGGGAAGTACCCCTATGACGTCATGCCGATGGGTCCCAAGGATGCCTGGGTGCCTGGTGCTACCAACGCCGGGCGTTTCGCGGAGATCCCGCTGGACCGTTATCTCTACGAGCGATTGGACTGGTCGCAGTTCCTTGCTGATGTCAACAAGTTGGGCCTTGGGTACGGGCCGTACCAGTTGTCCAACCCACCGTTCCTCGGCGCTGGACAGATGCTCGGCTCCTCGGAGGGGCCAGCATGGTTGTATGCCGAGCCTGATGCGAGTCCCAACAACGTCTATGGACCAGGGCACAAGGCTGGGCTGAACCGGGTCCTGCGTGGTTACATCCGGCGACGTGATACCGCCAACAACCCGGGTGACCCTCGGATGTACGCCCGGCTCTACTTCATGTTCAACCCTGATCAGATCCAGCGGACCTACATCTCGCAGTTGGACGTGCCCAACGCCGACTTCGTAGATCGCGGGGACTCGGCAGGGAATCTCAACTACTTCGCCATGTCCTCGGTGGAGTTCTCGTTGTTCTTCGACCGCCAGGTCGAGGTGGCCAAGGACGCCACGCACCCGGGCGTGCTGGTGGACCTTCAGGTGTTTGATGTGTTGACACGGGAGAAGGGCGCTCCCGGCATGAAGTTTCTGAAGAGGGGGGCCGAAGGACTGGAGTGGGACGACACCTACCTGAACATCGACGGGAACACGGGTGCTTCCACCGACACGATCGTGCTGAACATGGACTACCACGTGGCCATCGTGTTCAGCCCCAACCTGCACTTCGAGGGTGTGATCCGCGGTGCCACGGTGGTCTTCGAGAAGTTCTCCACTCGCATGATTCCCACCCGGATGACGCTCTCGATCAGTCTCACGTTGATGGCGGTGACAACGGCTGCCACTCAGAACAACACCAATCCTGGTGGTGGTAGCAGTGGTTTGGGCCTCGGTAGTGGGGGTATCCCTTCCGACACCGACGGAAACATGTTGGCCGACCCCAATGCTGCTGAGTACAACAGGATCGGACGCTCGACGGCAGCCCAGTTCGGGCGAGACCTTGCTGCGGCACAGGTGGTCTCCTACAACTCCTCGTTGCGTCTCAACTGGAACGGCAGCCCCGCGTATGCCGACTGCTCGTCGTTCATCTTCTTCTGCTACACGAGACCGCAGCCGAAAGTCCTGACCGGGACCACACTCAGGCCGGTGCAGTGGCCCGTCTCGCTCTTCGGCGCTGTGCAAGCACCGGACACTCTGACGTTGACCAAGCACATCTTCGACATGCACATGCTCCGCTTCCAGGGTGCTGGGCTGGGAGGATCGTGGCCTACGTGGCGCGTGCTCGGTGGAGCGCCGTGGAAGAAGAGTGTTTCCACCATCAAGGAAGATCCGAGTGCCTTTGAGCGGGCCTGGCTGCAAGTTGCTGCCGGTGACATCATCTGCCGCTCACCGAGTGGTCCCAACGGGCACATCATCATGACAGCCGGGAACCCTGTCGGTGATTCGATCCCGATCGTGCACTGCACATCGGGGAACAACGGCACATCAGGTGGTCGAGGGATCCAGGTGACCACCATGACCAAGGACCACATCAGGAACGGCTACGAGTACATGGCTCGTCCGCAGCCGAAGGATGAGACGACCAAGGTTGCCGCGAGCGGTCCCACAGGTACCCGAGGCACGGGGGACTGGTGGGCATCATGATCCGAGATGGTTCCCGCTACACCGATGCCGAGTTCATTTGGGCACCTGCCCGGGACACCACCAAGTTCGCTGCTTACCTCAACACGATCACGGTGTTGACGGCACCATACTTCGTGCACATCGTCCGGGAGGGTGACACGCTGCACACCCTCGCCTCGCTGTACTACCGTGACACCGACAAGTGGTGGCTGTTGGCAGATGCCAACCCGCAGATCTTCTCGCCGCTGCACATCAGGCCGGGCGATCCGGTGCGGGTGCCGCAATGACGGTCAGCAAGGTCCCCGAGACCACCACCGTGCGGATGGCGCAGCACCTGGAGATCAACGGGCTGCTGTACACCGGCTTCATGGATTCTGTTGGCATCGACATGGCCGAGAACCAGCACGACAAGGCGATGATCACCGTGCGGCTCCACAAGTCCATGGACTACCGCACCGGCCCTGGCTCCCGGGTTCGCTTCGAGTACGGCCGCAAGCCGTCCAAGGTCTTCTTCGGCTACATCACTGATGTGTCACCAGCGGTCAACATGCGCCAGGGTCTGTACCAGCAGACCATCTCGGCGCTCGGCACTTCCACGGTGCTGAAGAGCGGCAGGCCGCGGTTCTTCGATGATGTCAGCGTGCCCGAGGTGGTGCGACAGGTGGCACTCGACAACCGGCTCGGCTTCAACGACGAGACCGATCAGACCCGTAGTTCCTACCGCTGGCCAGCGCTGGCCCAGACCGAGGAGTCGGACTGGGAGTTCATCTGCTACCTGGCCAACATGGTTGGTGCCGTCATCATCGCCCAGGACGGTGTGGTGCGGCTCGTCACACCGGAGTATGCCCAGGACAAGTACATCCCGGTGACCGAGTTCCGCAGCAAGTCCCAGTACGACGACGAGATCCTGTACGAGTTCAAGCCGCTCAACTTCTCGCCGGACCTGCCGGAGTCGCACGAGCCGGTGGTGGGTCTGCTGTCGGGCAAGGATGTGCTCGTGCGCCAGACTCCCTCGACGCCGTCCGGGCTCGGCACTCGCTTCGCCACCGGGCGGGCCTTCTCCTCGATGGAGGAGGCAGCGCTGCTCCAGAAGACATCGCTCAACGATCCTCGCTGGGTGGCCGAGGCCGTCGCTGAGGTCGGAGGGCTGCGGTCGCTCGTCCCTGGTGTCACAGCATCGTTCCGGACATCGCAGAAGGTGTTCTCCCAGAGCCCCTTCGACGGCCCGTGGTACGTGGCGCAGGTGACGCATGAGATCACGATGACGTCATATCGGAGTCACCTCCTGCTGCGCCGCTACCCCTACCATCTACTGTCAGCGGTTCGAGCACCGAACTGGTGGTACGGCAAGAAGGGAGCGCCCACGGTGCAAGCCAGTCATGACAACAAGTGGGTCTCCACCTGGAGGGTGTGATGCGCGTCCTGTCCTTCCCCTTCCACATCACGCTGTCGGGCACCGTCGCCACGACCACGGACTACTCGCAGGTGGTCCGGGGCCAGGCGATCGACGTGCTGATGACGAACTTCCTGGAGCGTGCTCAGCGAGCCCGGTATGGTTCCGACATCAGTAGGACGGTCTTCGACCCACGGGACTCGGTGTCCCAGTCCGACCTTGCCCAGCAGGTGGCCGACCGGGTGAAGGACTGCGCTCCACGGGTGCTTGTCTCCAGCATCAAGATCTCTCCGGACCCCGATCGCAACAGTTATCTCATCATCGACGTGCTGTACCGAGCGAACCCGGCTGATGACGCCCAGCGTCTCCGCATCCCCGTCCAGTCCACCCTCTCCCAGGAGTCGCAGGTCTGATGCCGACCGAGATGGATTACACCAACAGGGACTACGAGTCGATCCGCTCGTTCCTGGTGACCGTGGCCCGGGAGCGCATGCCGGAGTGGGTGACCGCTGGCGAGCCTGCCGACATGGGCACGATGATCATGGAGTTGTTCGCCTACGCCGAGGACATCACCAACTTCTACATCGACCGTGCCGCGGCCGAGCCCTTCCTGAAGACGGCGGTCCGGCGCCAGAGCGTGCTGGCCATCGCTGACCTGTTCAACTACAAGCCGGTCTCACGGCAGGCGGCGTCAGTGGTGCTGACGTTCACCTTGGATGCTTCCGCCACCACGTTGACCATCCCGACCGGCACACTGGTGCGCATCCCGAACCGCAACGACGTGGTGTACGAGACCGGCTCCGAACTCGTGCTCGCCAATCCGGGCACACCCACCGGCACGGTGCTGGCCTATGAGGGCCGCACCCGGACCAACGAGTACCTGGGCGACTCGAACGGGGCGCCGTTGCAGGTCTACCCGCTGCTCAACGAGAGCGTCATTGAACGCTCGCTGCACGTCGAGATCGAGGAGGCGGACGGACGGCGCACGGTGTGGACCTACGTCGACTACCTGGCCGATGTGGCCTTCGATGCTTCCGTCTACACTACGGTGCTGGACGACCTGGGCAACGTGATGGTCCGCTTCGGGGACAGCCTGCACGGGCGCATCCCGCCGACCATGGGCCGGATCTTCGTCACCTACCGGACCGGTGCTGGTGCAGCAGGCAACACCCCGGAGTTGACGATCTCCGAGATGGTCACTCCTCTGGCTGGTGTTTCCGTCATCAACATGACCGCTGCCTCAGGTGGGGCCGACCCCGAGTCGCTGGACCAGATGCGCAACTCGATCCCCCGGGCCACCCGGGTGCTGGATCGGGCCGTCACGCTGGACGACTACGCCGCCCTGGCCATGCAGGTCCCGACCGTAGCCAAGTCCACGGCCCGTGGTGACTACTACACGAGCATCTTCATCAACATCGCCCCGGTCGGCGGTGGTATGCCGGACACGGCGCTGAAGGACTACGTGAAGTCCTACGTCGAGGCCCGCTCGGTGATCGGCGCCTCGGTGTTCGTGCAGGACCCGACCTACGTCGACCTCGTGCTCGACATCACCGTGCACGTCCGCCACGAGTACCCGCAGTTGACCACTCAGACCCAGGTGCAGGACGCCCTGAAGGATCTGTTCGCCTTCGAGAACTCGTTCTTCGGGGAGAAGGGCCGGGTGACGCTGGGGAGCATCTATGAGGCCTCTCAGAGCCCGCCAGGTGTTGCCTACGTCACCGTGAACGCCTTCCACGAGTTGGGTCAGCCCAACCCGAGCCCGTTGGTCGACTTCGTGCCCGACGACGTCGAGATCCCGCGGTTGGATGATGCCAACCTCACGATCACGATGGAAGGCGGCTTGCTGCCGGGGACCACGCCGTGAGCGATGTCGAGTCCTTCCGGCTGCGGCGAGTCGAGGGTGGCTCCCTGCTGCGCTCGCCGGACATCAACACCCCGCTGCGCTACGGCCCGGTGCCGATCCCCGAGGGTGCATTCAACAGCACCAGCATCCTCACCCGGCCGGTGGGCTACGACGCCATGCAGATCTGGGTGCGCATCCCGGCCGGTGTGCCTTGGGACCAGGCGACAGTGGTGCGCTGTGGGTTCACCTACCCGGTGACGCCGCTCGACGGTGTGACAGTTGCCAAGTTCACCCCGGCACTGATGAACATCGACAGCGATGGTGACGGAACCAACGACACGCTGTCCTACATCGTGCTCGACCGGCCGCTGACCGGTGGGAACATCTACTACTACGGGCTGATGATCCGCAACGGCCTGATCGCTGACGACACGCAGTGGTCGGTGGCCACCCATGCCCGGGGCATCTTGCCCCGGGACTACCAGATGACGCAGTTGCTGTATGGAGCACTGCCCGAGTTCTACCGCTACGTCGACCACGGCAACGCCATCGACGGCGAGCGAGGGCAACTCCAGCGCTTCCTGAGCATCTTCGGCTACGGACTTGATTACTCCTACACGCTGCTCGACTGTGGCCCGCTGTCGGCCTATGACGCCGACCGGAGCCCGTTCCTGGGCCTGTACCTGAACATGGTGGGCTTCGATGACGAGCCTGCCATGGGGCCGCGCCGCAACTCGCTGGCCCGGGTGATCAATGACGTCATCTCACTGCGGGGCAGCATCCTCGGCCTGGAGATCCTGATCGAGGCGTGCACCAACTGGGAGTGCGATGTCGTGGCGGGCACGGACAACTTGTTGCTGACACCAGACGATGCCGACTTCGCCAACGGCACAGGGTTCTGGTTCCCGGTGACCGATCTGGTTGCTGATGGCATCAATGCTGTTGACTCGGCCTTCGGCAACGGCAGTGCCTGGGGGACGACCACGATCGCCCGGGATGCGACGTTTGCACCGCCACCGCCCCATGGCACGGCCACCTTGGACGTCAACTTCAGTGCTGCTGGTGGCATCATCTACGGCCTCAACAACGCCTTGTCACCGATGACAAGGCAGATCCCGATCAACCCGGACACCGACTACGTCTTCGGCTTCTACCAGTACGGCGGGGCAGCGGGGCATGACTTCGACATGGGAGTGGTGTGGTTCGACCAGGACGGGAACATCCTGGACGTTGATGAGGTCACCAACTCGGTGGCCGGAGGCGATGCCAGCCCGTCCGCCTGGGTGAAGTTCGCCTCGATGTTCCTGAGCCCTGTTGATGCCTACTACGTAGCACCGTACATCTACTGGACGACCACGACCGAGCGGCACGTCGCGGCGATGATGTTCCAGCAGATCGGCATGGCCGGTTCGGGTGCGCCACCGGTTCCGCCGGACATCACCTTGCTGTTGGGCTCCTCGGCCCACCTGCTCGACAGCGACCAATCGTACCTGGACTGACCATGACCTGGAACAACACCTTCCTCAACGATGTGGGAGCCACACCGCTTCCGGTATCAGGAACGCTGGGCGCCGTCTTGCTGCATCAGGCACTTGGGCCAGCCGATGGCTCGATCGATGACCTGCTGGACCAGGACGGCATCCAGGAGGTCTATGGTTACGGCTACACACCAGGTGGTCTCGCACCACCGGCTGACTACGCGGCCACTGTTGACGGTACCACTGGGGTGACCACGATCCGCTCGATCGGCAACTTCGAGTTCGACAACACGAACCCGGTGTACGTCGAGGCCGTTGCCTTCTACTACGTGGGCACGGTTGGTGGTGTAACCAACCCGTGGATCTACATCCTGGAAGTCAATGACGTGTGGTACCCGGGGACGATCCTGTCGTCACCACGGGAGCCCGATGGTGATGTGGACACACGGCTGTTCTCGTACCTGACGGCGACGCCTGTGGCTGGACCGGCCTGGTTCGCCACCTTGATCCAGTTCGGCCCGATGGACTGGGCGCCGTCCCGAGTCACCAAGATCTACCTCTACCCGCAGCGGATCAACTGGATCCCCAACCCGACCTTCTTCGGCTCGCTGTTCGGCTGGCGTGCCAACGCGGTGATGACCCGTGAGGTTGAAGGCGATCTCTCGTTCCTCCGCACCGACGCCGGAGGCGAGATCCAGTCCCTGCTGGTGCCGATCCCCAACAGGATGACCACGGTGGCGCTGAAGGTGCGCTCCCAGGGTGCCACGACCTTCCAGGCCAAGGTGACGATGTACGACGAGGACGGCCAGCGCTCGCAGGTCTTGTCCTCGGTCGTCGCACTTCCGGAGTCCCCGGTCGGGCAGGCGTCGTGGATCTCACTGCGGCAGTACATCCCGGTGGCTGACCGGGCGGCACGCTCGGCGCTGTCATTCTTAGTAGACGGACCCATTGACATTGACGATGTGTTGTGGTCAACAGGGTACGCCGACTTCGACTACTTCGACGGCGACTCGCTGCACTCGTTCCCGGACGACTTCCTGTGGCACAGCACCTCGCACGCCTCGTACTCGTTCTTCTACAACAACCGCGGCGTGGCCCATGAGCGCATGTTCGGGGAGAACGGTCTGATCAAGCAGTGGATCCCCGAGGGCGCCCGGTACGAGGTGATCTATGACCACCTCGACCCCAAGGACACCAACCACCCGGTGAAGGACTGGGAGGATCCGATCCTGGCCCCGCCCCCACCGATGTCGCTGGCCGTGGTGCCTGGTTCCATCACCACGGACACTGCCACCTGGACGTGGGAGATCCCGCCGGACACCGTGTACGACAGCCTCTGGGTGAGCATCGACGGTGGGACTCCTGTGGAACTGCCACCGGATACCGTCGAGTACACCACCATGACGCTTACCCCTGGTGCTGATCACACCATCGAGGTCTGGGGTGTGGTGGGCATCGGTGAGTCCGACCATGCCACTGACACCATCACCACCCTGGTGGACCCGGACTCGTACTTCACCGTGGTGATGGCGGACAACCCACTGTCGTACTGGACGTTGGGCGCGAAGACTTATGTGGCACCTGCTGACTACTTCACCTTGATCCGGACCGAAGGGCTCCCGATCGACTACTGGCCATTGGGTAGCAAGGACCCGGTCACCTATCCCTCATACGCCGCTTCGGTGTTGTCGGATACACCTCTGTCGTACTGGAAGTTGGACGACATGGG